CTTTCATGGTTTTTTCCTCCGATTGCGATGTATCCGACCTTACTCGATCGGGTTGCCGGGCTTGCTCTTGAGCACGTTGATGGTTTCGGTTTCGCCGGCAGCTATCACCTCCAGCGCATACCCGAAATGGATCACCGCTCCCGCGCTGTATGCCGTGTTGACGATGGCTCCGGTGGCGAGGACGATGCGGAGCTGCGCACCGATCGCGATCCCGCCACCCACGGTGTCGGTGACCGGCAGGCCAAAGACTCCCTCCATCTTGCAGGGTCCCCTCTCGGCGATCGCCATGTCATTGCATGCGATGCCGGACAGAAGGCCTTCAACCACTACGGCCCCGGAAGAGACAGCCGCGCCTGAGCCATTGAGGAGATCGAGCTCGTCTCCATCCTGAATGAAATTCCTCATAATGCTTCCTCCGTATGGGATCTTTCCCGTGTATTGTTAGCCAACCTCAGCCGTCATCGCTTGGCCTCGGTAGGATGATTACGTCCTGCCCGGATTGCGGAGCAGTCCTCTCCAACTCCTGATGCCCGCTGCGACAGGGAAGCGCACCTTGAGCTCGATGCCGTCGGTTGTCCATCCCTCGCGCCGTTCGATATAAGGAGTCTTAACGCCGTTGAGATGAGTGCGTACGATGGTCGTGCCCTTCTTGGCCGCTCCGTACCAGGTCTTAACGCTATTCGCGTCGAGTCTCGACTCGTAGACCCTGGTGAGCCTGTTTCCGCCCCAGATATTGTTCTGCATCAGGGAGTCGGTCAAAAACTGAACGGTCGAGAAGAACGACTCGCTATAACCCTCGATCGCCCTGGGTGCGATGACATAGGCAAGCCTGATGTTGAGCGGCTCGCCATTGATACCGGTCCGCCTGCCCAGCAGGGTATTGAACTCATTGAGCGTATCGGTATCCGGCAGACCTCCGGTGCCCTGGTTGTCATGGTAGACCGTGCCGCCCGCAGTATCGAAGAGCGCCCGGCTGTCCTCATTCATGGTCGGGTTGCCTGTGAGCAGCGCATAGACCAGATCGCCCTCGTACTTCCTGGCCTTCTGGCCTGCAGCGAAGAACACGGCGGTGACTGCGTTCTTGTCATCATTGACAAGGACCTCCATGGTGATGGGGTAGATCTTGCCGCCCTTGCCCAGAGTGACCATCTCCTTCGCGTCCTTGAAATACCCATACTTGTACTCACCGTTTTCCTTGATGGTGTCGAGGTCGTCGAGGTTGGACACGCTCACCAGGTTCATGGCCTTGAAATCGCTGGCCGGTATGGAGTCCGTCCAGAGGTCATATGTTTCCTCGTTGAGATCGAATCCCGACTGCAGACTGTAGTCAGCCACTTCGCCGAGGATGTTCGGCAGGTCGGACGATGTAAGGGCCCGAGTGATCATGTCGAGGATGTTACCCCCGGTGGGACGTCCGGCATTGCGCAGGCATTCACGGGCGAGATCGGGAAGGGAATATGCCCTGAAATCCTCATGACCAGGCGCTTCCTTTGCATTCTTCATGGTGTATCCCGCCTGGTCGACAACCATGCAATAGACCACCGCTGCCCTGAACTTGTCCCTGCCTTCCTGGCCGAACGCCACATCACCTGCCGGAATGGGCGCCAGGCGGGTATTGTTCATTGTCCTTGCATGTTCCAGAATCGCGGCCGCCGCCTGATCCACCGTCCTGCCACCTTCGATGAGGCCGTCGGAGAGCTCCTGGCAGCCATGCTCCTCGCACAGCTTCCGGATCTTGTTCTGGCGAACCATCTCTGTCCTTGCTGCCTCGATGCTCACGGCCCTCACATCCGGCGCCGCAGCGGCAGCGGAGGCCGGCCCCTGAGCCCTCCCTCCGGCCGGGTCAAGTGAGCGGAGAAAGTTCTCGGCCTCGTCATCACTCATCTCCCTGTTACCGCCCCTGGCCTCGAAAAACTTCCAGGCGTCCTCTTCCGATGCGTCAGCCTTGAGTCCGAGGGACTCCAGCAACTTCCGAATCTTTTCTTTCATATTTGATTCCTCCATGTTTAAGTATGCCGAGGCGCTTCGTGCCTTGGCTCGTTCGTCCGCACCGATAGGGACGATTGACAGCTCCTTGATCGCCCAGGACGTAACCACTCTGAGCGGGCCCTTGAACTCGCGGCCGCCTATAACCTGTGATTCATTCTTGGGGATACGGACCGCCTTATGCTGGCGCCATCCCACCGAGAAGTCCGTGATATGACCTTCTTCGACCTTGATCATGGTGTCTTCGGCTTCCCTGACCGTTGAAAAATGCACCGTCGCAGCAGCTGCATCCCCCTCCACTCGCAGGTTCCGCGCACTGCCCAGGGTAGCCTTCACGCTGTATCTGTCATGGGTATCCTGGAGGGGGACCTGCCTGGTTGCCGGCAGTTTCAGGCCGCTCATGAGCAGAACTTCTCCGATTGTTCCATATTCCCAGTCATAGACAGGCACGGGGTCCTCAGTGGTAGCTATGACTTCCACGGTGCGGGCCTCACGATTCAAAGATGACGGCCTGCCATCAGGCTCGCGGCGCAACGAGAACTGCCTGGTCAGCAGCTCTTCTCCGGCTTCGGCTTTCTGCTTTTTCACTTTATGCGGCATAGCTTCTCCTTCCTCTGGGCCTTGTCATCGCCCTCCTCGTCCGCTCCGAGAGATGCAGGGTTGTTTTTTATGGCCGTGTTGCTCATGCCAAGGAGGTCGAACATGTTAATGCCCCTTGTTGCGGCCAGGTCGCGGGCCTGGACTATCTCGTCAAGCACGTCCTCGAAGTCCCTTCCGCGCTCGGCGCATATCTCTTGTGGAGAGCGAGTGAGGGATTTGAACTGCTCGGTGTGTGCCTTTGTCTCGCGTAAAGGATCGAGCAGGCGATGCCCTGTTGGCTGCCAATATGCCCGGTAATATCTGGCAGGATCGCGGCTGAACTCCGGAAGGTCGAGCCTGCCGGCCAGTGTCGCGTATTGTAGGAACCATCGCTGCATCGGCTTGCACATCTGAAAGACAACGCGGTCCTGGAGCGGCTCGAAGGCCTCCAGAAGATCGTTGCGTATGCTCTTGAGGCTGTTATAGTTCAGGTCTCTATAATCGCCAGAAAGCAGCTCATAGCTGGGTCCTGTTACGATGGCCACCATGCGGATGATCAATTTGACTAACGGCTCGAAGTTGGTGCCCGGCCTGGACGGAGCTGCAAAGTTGACTTTCTGGCCGGCAGCGAGATACTCGAGTGCAGCGTTCTCTATATGCTCGATGCTTCTGACTACACCATCCGAGCCGGCTTCAGTGCCGGTGATCCTGTTGAGCTGGAAGCCCAGCTGGTCGCCTGGGGTTTCGATAAAGGCCAGCCACTTGGAAGCCATCTGTGAGGCGTCGAGCTCGGACCCCATGATCTCGTTGAGTGAATGAGCAACCAGAATTGCCGTTACGAACGGCGAGATTCCACGCATCTGCCCAGGCCTGAGCATATCATATCCATGGGCTACCCACTGGGCTGCAATTCTCACAGGTAGTCTCGCGCTGCCCGGTTCTTTCAGGTGATAAGCAAGCACCTCTCCGGTAATAGGATCATATTCGACGCCGCCCAGGATGGCGTTCTGCCCTGAAGGAGGCTGTGTTATCATCGTTGCTGCGTCCCATAAGGCAGCTCCATTTTCACCCTTGGCCCCGTCTGAGCTGAGCCAGTCAGCCTCATACATTCGGATACCAATCGGCAGGTACCTGCCAGGGTTCTTCGCGGTCACCAGGACGATAAGAAATTCGCCGCATTCGACGTCCTGCGCCTTCGCCAGTCGCTGCATGCCATAGATATCGAGCTTGCGGGAGAGATCAACCTCATCGCTCCAGCGGTTCCAACCATCCTCGATCTTCCTGATGAGATCCCTGTCAAGATCATCACCGCCCGGCATGAATATCTTCGGTTGGTAACGGATCCCACGGCCAACCGTATAGTTGACGATGACATCACGGGCCCGCTTGAAATATGGAAAATCGCGCACGAGTTGTTGCACACGCTGCCTGATGATATTGCCCTGGGTGGTTGTAATCTCATTGATTGTTTTGGTGACCGGGGACCAACCCTCGCCGAGTCGGGTGCTCTTTGCGGCGGCGTAGCGCTTACCCTCATAAGCTGAGGTTCGACCTCCGCGCTTGACTATTCCCCGTTGTGATGTTGTCCCCGCGTTGCCGGATGGCGGGGTTACCGGAGACCTCATGCTTTTCTTCACGCTGACTTTTCTCATGAAGTTTCCCTCGGCCTCGCATAGGTCCTTGCTACTACGGTCGATGTCTCCTGATTCGCCCGCTGCTCCACCCAGGTATAGAAATCAGTGAACTCCTTGAGAGACTGGAATGTCCGGGATCTTCCGCCATGGGTATAACTTGCCGTTCTCCAATTACCAGTAAGCATGTCATTATCGAGTTGCGCTAAAAGAGTGCCCCATTTTCCCATTCCGACAGGCTCCTCAGGTCCTTTGAACTCGCTTCATGACCAAAACCCTTTTGCCTTTGGACTAGATCCAAATATCTGGCCATGAAACTACCACGGGTTTTTTGTGAAAATCGAAACGGACTCGATTTGGCACCGGAATGGACCGGTATGAACCCGAAATGGATCTTGACAGGAGAAAATAGCGGGTGAATTTTTTTATAATCTACTAGAGCGATATCCTAAAACACTAGTGAACGGCTCTATAAGAACTACCAGATGTAGTATATCCTCCCCCCGGATCCCCAGGATGGCCCTACTACATATAGTCAACTCAAGGTTCATCCTTCTCAACCTCACCTTCCGCACCAATGGAAACACGCCTGACAGCTAGTTCGAAAAACCATTTATCAATGAGATCAGTGTGACTCATCATGCGGCCACCAACAAAGAAGTGCGGGAAGCTAGCTTGGTCGATGCATTCTCCGAGGGCCTTCTTGCCGAATCCCGAATAATCCATGATGGCCTTCTTGCCGGATAGTGGGTGTCCCATCACTTCACCTTAAAGAGTTTATCCTGCTTGACCACCCGCCTGCGGAGATCGATGTCTTGGGGAACGAGATCCTCTCGGCCGCGTTTTCTCATCAGGTCTATTATGGCCTCCTCGAGGAGCTCGTTCAGCCTGGCCTCACACTCAAAGGCCAGCCGCTTGAACCCCCTGAGGAGCTCTGTGTCGATAGTGTTATTAAAGACGGTCTTGTGGCCACGGGGCATTAACGATCCTCTTCATCTCCTGGTCATACTTGATCATAATAAACTCAGCCCTGATTTGACCACAGATACTGATCAATCTTTGACCAATTAGATACGAGGTTTCATTACTTAATGCAATCTCATCTACCTCTTCTAATAAAGCCGTAATTTTCTCATTCATATTATTACCTCGTCGACCTTCTCAATGTTCTGCATAGGCGTAAATACTCAACCAGCTGCTTTATTGTCTTATGAGCCTGTATGATCAAATCGTGATCAATTGATCCAGATCCATGAGATATTATTTTGATAATTCTATTCAAAACACTCTCGACGAAGACAGCATTCTCGACCGCATCCTTGGGTATGCGCGCGTACCCGAAAAAGGCCAACACAACATCAAATAAAATCACCACATCGCCCTCTTTGTAGCCGGCCTGGTTGTCCTGCTGGCCGGAGCCGCAGCCTGAACCTTCAGGCCCTGATCCTCACCGGGAATATGTGGCTGTACAGGAACGGATCCCACCGCTCGAGCCGGTGCAATCACTTTAAGCCCACCCAGGAACATGGGATCCACAAGGCACCCGGCATAGATCGATGTATCGAGATAATGGTTCTGCCCATGGATCCTAACCCATTTGTATCGACCACGTTTGTTCCGCCTCTTTGCCTCGCTGGAGAGTTGCTTTGCGAAGTCATCTCCGGTCTTGGAGTGAAGATACACGCACCCGGGACTGCCATGTTTTTCATTCAGCTGGGCCGCGAACAGGTCCTTGAAATATTCCGTGTCGATCGTCCAGAGACGCACCTCGGTCCCCAGCACTATCTTCTTCGTGCCCGGGATCGTGCCGACCAGGCTCATTTTCACCTTGCTCGGGAGTTCGCGGTTAGAGCCTTTCAGGGCGAACACCGTCGACCCCCCATACTTCGCAACCCACTTGTAAACCCTGGCGGTCATGGATCCATCAGCATCGTCATCGTCGGTACCGCCTGTGTCGATCCCGGCCCTCCAGATTTTGAGCGATCCCTTGTGCCCTTCGACCTCGTAGGCGTTCATGTATACCAACTGCAACACATCATCCCATGTCCCGAGCTCGCCATAATGGATCATCCACCTGGTGAGGTCCTGGGCCCAGGCCCACACCGAGAAGTAAAAACCTTTTTTCTGATGATCGATGCCTGCCGTCAGGGCGATCGCCTCGCCGGGAACGATGAGCGGATTGAGATCGCAGCGGAGTCTTAAAATATCGCTTGGGGCCTTCTCCTCCACTATATCGCTCTGCTCTTTGTTAAGCCAACTGTTCGTGAAATTGCGCAGTTTGTCCCGCCGGTCCAGTTCCCCAAGATGTGCTTTCAGAAATTCCTCGACCACATCTCCAAAGGTGAGCCATGGAGAATAGATTGATGAACCAAGGCGCAATGCGATGCTCTCCAGGGCTATGCCGCGGGAACTGAACCTCTCAAAGAGGCTGCCGATGGGATCTTCATCGATCTCCTGGGGATCCCCGAGAGCGATGTCGTACCAACCAGCGCCGCTCTCGATGGCAAGCATCCAATCCTTGTCCTTGTCGAAGATGGCAGCTCCGCAGTGCTTGCACTCATAGAACGCCGAGGCCTTCGCATGGGCGATTCGCTCCATCTTCTCGAGTTCGTGCTTATCATCGAAGATGATCTGTTCCCATTCCAGGATCTGCAGGCCGCCGCAGTGAGGGCATGGGACATAATACCCGAGGATTGCCTGACAGAGCTTTTCCTGCTGGGTTATGTTCCCCTCTTCCGTGGTGGGCGAGCTCACGTCGACTATCTTGCTTATATCCCTGAAACCCTTCAAGCGGTCCTCGGAGAGCTGCATGGGATCCCCATGATCTCCGATAGCCGCCGGATACTTATTGGTCTCGTCCCTGAGGAGACATTGGACCGGCCTCTGGGCCATGGCCGTGACACTATTTCCGGATACGAGATAGAGCACCATCCCGGGGAAATGCATCTCGGTGAGCTGGTATTTACTCCGGTCTGACGGAATCTTTTCCTTGAGGACCTGGCTCGCCTCGATCATGGGCTGCACCCGGGTGCGGCTGATGAGCTTGCACTCGTCGTCAGACGGGTACATGAGCATGGTTGGGTAGGGATCCTGATCGATCACATAGCCGAGGATGTTATAGAGCACCGAGGTCTTTCCGACCTGGGTGGGCCACTTGAGCACGATGTGCCGGATGTCCGGGTGGGTGAAGAGATCCATGGGAGCCTTCGCATATGGAGTGCGTCTCCAGTCATACGGGCCCGGTTCCCTGGAGGTCTCGGGCAAGAGCACAATGTTTCTCGCCCATTCTGAGACCTCGATGGACTCAGCCGGCCGGAGGGCCTCCTGCTCGCACGGCCAGAAGGCCGGGATAACTTCTGAAGGCGTCACTCGTTATCATTCTCCATCTTCATGCCCTACCCCTTTCTTGTTTTTTTCCTGCCTGCTGACGTCAGGTCATCGATGATCTTCTCCTGCTCCGATGGCTCTGGGGCATCGACCTCCTCACGGTACGGGTAAACCCTATCGAGGAGCTGCTCATGCCCGCAGGATCTGCAGCGATGCAGATACTTGTTACAATCAGCACTAGGCACCGTCAGGTTCCTGTGAATCATCGCTTTGCCACACTTCGGACAGGGCATCTCCACCTTGAAGGTTAAAATCAGCGTCTTTTTCTCCACCATGATTGCCTCCTGTGATTCCGTTCGGTCTCGAGTAGGCCCTAAGTATTTCCATGGAGTCACCCACGAGGATCTCCTGGCATTGTCTTACGTCCTTGTGGGCGATCCTTGGTGCCAATCTCCTGCCCCTTCCGATCAGTGATTTCTTCAGCTCAGTGGCCCTTTCCACGAGTAGGCGCTCAACTTCGGATCGGGAAATAACCTCACCAATAGCTTTTTTATACTCGACCTCCATGAGGAGGGAACGGTACATCCGGAACTCGGTCTCCCATTTGGACTTATCACCGAGCTTGATATCGTCGCCGAGCTCGGAGCGCCACTCAAGAACCTTGATCGGATCATAGCTCCCATCGGGCTCGGTAGGCATGCCGTCTTTCTTCCAGCGAATGATGGTCTGCCTGGTTTTTCCCATGAGCTCGGCCAGGGCCTCCTGAGTTGCTACCGTTCCGGAATCGCTGATGCCATGGCGTCGCTTGATGTCCTCGAGCAGCTCGTTTTCCTTGGCCGAGAGCTTTCGGCCGGCAGCGATCTTCCTGAAAAGGGCTTTGTTTTCCTTGATTTCATCGAGGAACATGGGCCCTCCCGGGTTGGGTTTCGAACTCATCAGGCATGATCATGTTGATGTCAACACGGATATTTTGAGAGGAAAAAGGTGTGTAGTCACATGATGTAACATGAAATTTCACCATCACATGCGGTGAAGCCGTGCGCGGCTGCGCGAACCGCATAACACCCCTCCAGAGAGGACCCGCGATTTCAGAATTCGAAATCAAAGATCGCTCTGAGTGTCTCCGCTGCATCTTCACGACTGACATGATTCGCTGCCGCCTCCTGGATAAACGCCCGCTCGTTATAATTCCCGTTCTCCGTCCGGATTATCTTTGTGCAGTATCCCCACGGATCATCACGCGCATGCACCGAGCACCGGATAAGCGCGTGGAGAATTGCCCTCGGGTTGTATTTCATCTTGAGGTATTTGTTCTTGAAGGCTTCGGCCTGAGGGAAGATCTTTGAGCGGTAGAGTCGATCGCACACTGTATCGAGGTAAGCCCGTGTTGCGACATCATCGAACTCGAAAAGGTTTTTCAGAGAGAGCAGGGCTTTGCCCTCGCCGTAAGGCGCCGGTGGTTTTCCTTCTCCGTCAGCCTTTTTTAAATCTTTAGTCTTTAAGTCTTTACTATACTCTACTCTACTTTGCGTGTTTCCGACCCGGATATCTTCTTTACCGGATATTTCTGGAGCGGAAATGCTCTCTAAGCGGGTTTTATGTTGGCATAAATCTGGTTTTGCAGGAGGCCCGCCTTTTCTCTTCTTGTACAACTCCTCCAGGTCGTCAACGAACGATTGCGACCATAAAACCATTCCTTTGTACCATAGATCGCGATCGATCTGCCCAATTTCAACTAGCTTACTGATCATCGCATGTACAGTCTCTGCCGGGATCATAAGATAACTCACGAGGTAATCCCATTCACCGTTAACCTTGCAGTCGATGAACTGGCCCTCGCTGTCACCCAGGCGTTCATATATCTTGAAGAATGCCGCGTATCCATCATTGCCCCATTCGCGCTGCATGATGTACGCGACCTTTCCCTGCTTGCAGTTGTGAGAGAAAAACTCAGCTGTTGTCTTAGACTTCCTACCCATTGATCACCATTCACATCCGTCGAGCTCTGCCTGCTTAACCTGGATCATGTCCATCAAGCTCTTAACGCTCGGAAACCATGCAACCATTTTCCTCATGAGTCCTATCTGTTCGCCTTTTGCCCACAGGCCATAAATCGGAACACCTGAACCCCAAGCAATACCAACCTCCGCCCAGGCATCAGGACCAGACGGCCCCAGATAAACAACAAGGTCTGAAGAGCTCGCGCTGCCTGTATCATAATCGAAGGAGTGGTCAGCCTTATCGGTGTTCACCCACTCCTCAAAGCTGGTCGGCTTCTCGGATCCATGTCCCTCTCCATAGTTGTTTTCCACGAAGGATAGGACCTCGTGACCATCTGCCCTGAGCAGGCTGGTAAGCATAACCACGGCATGCTCATTCTTCCATGATGATGCAATGTAGATTCTCATCCCTTCACCCCCGGCAGCTCCCTCCACTCCCTGCCGTCCAGGAGGTGGCCTGCGGCCTTCTTTCCGATGCGCTCCATGGCCAAGCCATCAACCATGGCGATCTTTGATAGGTCAGGCACCATGCTTATCTGTGGCGCCCACTCCCCCCAGGACTTAAAAAAGAACGGCACCCCTGCGGCCTGGCAGTCGTCCCGGACTTTCCGCACCCAATCGGGATGCATAGGCCGTGCTCCTGGGCCTGTCTCGCCGCCGAGGATGACCCAGTCGAGAATAGGCGTATCTGGATGATGTTGGACCATGGAGTAGTCTGGATAGCATTGGGGACAGAGGTATTCGAGTGTATTGATCTCTCCGCAATTAGGGCACTTATCTTGCCCGTGTTCGTCAACGCCCCAATCTTCGGTTTGCTCGTGCCCGCAGTTGTAGCAATGCTGCTCGTCAGGATGATCTGCCAATCTAAACCCACACGATCCAGAGCACTCATAGCACCCAGGCAACCATTTACGCAAACCCACCTCTCCCAGCATGGGCTCCAGGGATACCCCCCTGTAGGCAAGTTCAGTTTTTAGAAGCCACGGAATGCGGATATCAGCCCACTTCTGATTTTCGACAGTCACCATCCCTATGACGTTGGGCAGAGGCCCATGGACTGCAAGCCATAGTGAAGGATCTTCGCCTGTGCGTTCGTGGTATCTCTTCTGGCAGGTTCCCTCGACGCAAGCCCAGAAGGCTAGATCGTTCAGGATCTCGCACATCCTCTCCGGCCTCTTGGTGACGATAATGAAGGTATGCCGTGGATGTTCGGCTATGGTTGCAAAGATCTCCCAAAGCCACTCTTCGAGCACATCCTCATGAAACAGATCCCCCATGGAGCACACAAACACACGCTGCGGCTTCTTCCACCGGGCAGGCTCCGTCAGTTTGTCCTCATGGAATGTAACCCGGAACGGATCATCAGCGGGATACCCGAACCTTCCCCGCAGCCTTGTTTCTGCCCGTCGCTTGGCATAGCAATGAGCACACCCCTCGGAGATCGGGGTGCAGCCGGTCACAGGGTTCCAGGTCTGGTCCGCCCATTCGATCTTTGTCTGACTCATACCCCCTCCATTCAATGAGATTGCTGTTACGGCCTTATCCTCTCCTGGCGTGGCCGCGGAGGCCTGGCGTCAGGCTCGTGCTGTGCGATCAGCTCGAGCAGCATGTCCTTGAAAGGCCCATCTGGCATCTCGTCGACCTCGGCCCGCATCGAGACAAGTGTGTCCATGGCCCTGCGGCACTGCTGTCGGGCGCGATACTTGACACGGCTCTTGTGGGCCTTGGGCGTCAGCATCTCACTGCTTTTTCATCCCGTCATCGAACGGGAGGAGCTCCTGGGCACCTTCGTCCTTGCTGAACGAATAGACCCCTCTGAGCGGCCTGTTTTTCCCTGGCTTCGGATCACACGACAACCCGATGTCGTAGACTGCAGGCTTCTTGCGGTCCGGCTTGAAGGTGATTTTCAGGACGACCTCGTGGGCCTTTTTCTCGTCCGATGAATCGATCTCAGTGAGGACCTTCTCGAGCTCAGGCCCGAGCTTTTCCTTTGCCTTCTCCATGAGTGTGTCATGGAGCGCTTGCAGATCTTCCTTCATGGTTCACTCCTTAGCGGGGACGCTGAAACCTAAGTGGAGGCCTGGGAGGTGATGCAGGAAAGGATCCACCACGAAAGACGAGCAAGAACCCGATCGCAAGCACACACCAGGCGACAATGATGCCACCGGCGATCATGTGCACCTCGGGTTCATGTCGGGCCCGCTGTGCGGAATAACGGTCCTGGGCTTGGCCTTTTTTACCAGGACAAGCCTGGACTCGTCGAACCACTGCCAGTCGTGCACTGATCCGTCGCTCTTGAGCTGCTGGGGAGCGAGCCCGTAGTGTATGCATCCGGTGTCATAAAACGAGATCCCCAGCACCACACCCTTGAACCCTGACACCTCGTCCTTCAGAACATCCTTCATGCCGAACTTCGTTTCCTTTAATTTCATAAGACGCTCCTTTCTTGATTCATCATGAATTGATTTTTTCACCTGGTATGGATATCCAAGGTATCCTGTGGGCTATGAAGCGACCACAGGAGGCCAGGGAGCCTGTCGAGACCGACGCCTTCGACCTGGATGATGATCCGCACCGAAGGACGGCTTTCGAGCTCTCCACAAACGAGACCTGGTATTCCCTGGGCCTCCGTGGTCGCAGGGTCCGCCGTCGCGCCCTTCCACCCCTGACCCGCGGCCTTGCTATCGCCTTCTGCATCCACCTCCCTTTGTGTCGGTTGCGCTTCATCGGGCTCTCCCTGGCCTTTCTTCTGATACGGTCCGAACCCTTTGATCTTGCAGATATCCTGCAGGTTCGTGTTATGTTCGATCCTATAGGTTAGTGTGGTCTTGCCGATGCCCAGGGCCTCGGCGGCCTGACCGAACGTCTCAGCATTCTTGAGCGCCGCCTCCGTGCGGGCCCACTCCTCAGGCTTAATCTTTCCCATCTCCTCCTCCTTGCGTTCTTTTCTTCGCTCATTGACCGCCCGGCAGAGCGCCTCATATTCCGTGCACCCCGTGCAGGCCTCCGGACGGTAACCGCTCACATGGATAAGCACGGATCCGTCGTGGCTTCTCCTGGCTCCGAGGGACTTCCCTATGGGCGGTTTCTTGCGGTTCTCTTCACACTGTTCAGGCGTGATCCTGGACCTGGTGCGCAGGCACTCGAAGGTATTGACCTCGAGCCACCGCTCGAGATCGTCACAGGAGACACCCTGTGTCACTGGAGCGCCTCCAGGGTCTTGATTGCCCATTCCAGTTCCTTGACAAGCTGGAGCCTCTTCTCGGCCTTTGCGAGCTTGCAGCGGGCAACGGCCGCATAGTCGCACTCGTCGCAGTCCTTTCCTGCCGCCCTCGTGGCAATGCTGCGCAGTTCTTCATCCAGAATTTCCTTGCGGTAGTCTTTGATCGATCGCTCCAGCATCGTGGACGAGACATGCATCTCCTCCCTCAGGCGCACGAGGAGATTCAAAAGGACATCGGCTTCGAGGGAAACGCGGGGCCTTGGCTCCGTAAAAACCGCGGCCATGCCATCCATCCGGGAAGACTCTTCCCCGGGAGGACCATCGGCCGAGCTCGCCATGTCGCATTTGATGACGATGAGCACGATAAAGACAGCCAGGATGAAGACAACCAGACGGATCAACGGTTTCATATGGATTCCTCCCTGACGGAGCCTTGCTCCGCGGTGTATTCCGTGCACGCCGGCGCCTCGTCACAGGTGAACAGGTTGATGGTGCGGCACATCCAGGCCATTCCGGCCACAGACTTGTCGTCGTATCCGACAAAGACCTCGACCGGTATGCACGACGGGATCCTGGTGCGCCTCGATGCGCAGGAACTGCACGACGGTATGGAAAAACCCTCGACGATGAGCGTCATATCCTCAATAGCTCCCTGCCCGTCTAAAAGGGGTGGGAGGCATCCTGGGCAAGGGATGCCTCCCATTGCAAAGGAGGGTCTAAG